CTAATTTAGTAATTTGTAATCGGAGAACGTGATCACTTCTTCCCCTACCCAACTATTAATCTCTTTCAATCGTTCCTGCAATGGAATAATCTCATTGATAAAGAATACTCGCGTTGCCTTTTCAACATCACCAAAACCGCCTGTATTATTCGGCACAATTCCCATCAGTTGCGGTGGCACACGGTGCGCAGCTAACACATCATCACGGCTAGCGTTCTTAATGTTTAGGAAGTCATCTTTAGCAATAGCATCAGACAACGGAATAACTTGCATCCCATCTTTCTTCCCATTTGGGATATACACAAATAAATTTTTAAAGTTGCCAGTGCCCTTGGTTTGTCTGATTTGCGTTTTGATTGCTTCAATATCGTCTTGGTTCTGTGTTGGATCGGTCATGTAAATAATCGAACCCGCATGCGCGCCATTCAGATAATATTTACGGCGGAACAATGTGGCACTTTCATTTAAAAAAGCAGATTGAAGTGCGGCCAAATATTCTGGCACACCATAAATCTCTTGATTCACATCGGGATTAATCAAGTTAAAGACAGAGCCTTTTTTAAATTCATATTCATCAAATCCATTCACAATCTGATAAAACACGCCAGCTTCAACACCGACACGCATATATTTAGCAAGGGGGGATTTGAGTGATACGACTTTACCAAACGAATTTACAGTTTTCTCAACATAAGCATTGCCAAAGACCAAGTAATCTTGCACCAGTTTTTCTAATTGAGTACGAGGTAAAAGTGCGGTTGTTTTGCATGTTGAAAGTAAAATGTTTTTCTTCACCGTGATCGCACTGTTGTGATGGGCTGAGGCATTTAAGGCTTTAGCCAAGTAACTTAAATTAATTGGCGGATTGTAATATTTTTCATACATCAACACGCTTTCGAAATAATTCAGTACTTCTGCACGGTCAAGCACTGGAATAGGTTCACCAAAGCTAAATGCCTGTGCTTGATTTCCAGTAGAAAGTGCGGTGGATTTTTTTGTGTTTTTGCTCATTGGGTTATCCTATTCAAAGGTAAATATTGTTGATTTGTTGCTTGATACATCGCCGCCTAAACCATAAGGCACATTTAAAATACAGTTCATGATTGCCCATGATAAATCGCCGTGGCTTGCATCTTCCGAACGGTCCGAAACATAAGTAATTTTCCCTGTGCCAGTAATGCGTTTTTTCACCGTCATAAAACTACTCACGATGTCATTGTCACCACTATCAAATTTAAGGCGACGTTTTTGAATTAAGTTTTGTGTTTTTAACACCATTTCATTTTTAAGATCGGCGTTATACTCTAGGCCCTGCGCCATTGGATAAAACTTTCTCACTTCCTGATAAACGCCCGACCCCATACCCGTTTTATCAATCACGATGCGAGTTACATTGTAATCATCACAAAACTGCTTAATGCGGCTTGCTTGTGTTTCGTAATCCATACCGTGAAAAGTTTGTTTATGTAAAACGCGATAATCTCCCCCTTCCACTTTCGGCGGTGCAACAATCACTAAGGCTGCACGGTCGCCAGTAAAAGCAGGATCATAACCTAACCACACTTCACGATTGCCGAATGGGCGTTGATAAAATGGCTTGTAATCGTACCATTCTTCTAAGCTATCCACTTGGCAAAGTTGCAGGTCCGAAAACTTGAAAGCAGAACTGTTGTCATCGGCAAATTGGCACAAAAACAACTGTTCAAATTCTTCTTTGCTGTTTTCTGCGATCAAATCGTCAATATTGAATAGGTTGCACCCACCTTCCATTGCATCATAAATACTTACAATCTGCTTCCATTGACGGTCGGCACAAAGTTTTCCGCTTTTTAAATTCTCGTGCGAAATGTCAATTTCAACTTTGTCCGCCTTGGCCCGATTTTTATTAAATGCTTTTCCAGAGAAAAACGCATAAGCAGGATGTGCAATCGTGGTCGGCGTTGAAAAATAGGTTTGGCGATACATTTTTTGCGCCGCCATACCTGATGCCACTTTTCGCATCACATCAAATTTAGGCACCCAAAACACTTCATCGAAATACAAATTGCCGTGGTAGGATTGAGCCGTAGCGGAGTTCGTGCCAAGGAAAATCAATTCTGCCCCATTTGGAAGTTTGATGGTTTCGCCTTTTAAATCTACATCTGCCGTTTGCTTGGCGTAATTCACAATGTACGATCGAAACTGCAAAGCCTGTTTTTTACTGGCAGATAAAAAAATCTGATTGTGCCCCGTCGTCAAGGCATCAATAAAGGCTTCGTGGGCAAAATAGTAAGTCGCACCGATTTGTCGGCTTTTCAAAATATTTCTGATTCGGTGTTCTTTCGCCTTGTGCCAAATTCGCTGATAATTAAACATTCCATCAAGAAAGCCATTAATCAGAGATTCTTCTTGCTCTTGATCAATGGCATTCGGTTCAGCTTTCTTCCGTTCGCCTTTGTTACGATTAGCCAGTTTGGGATTCAAATCCACTTCATTGCCGTCACCAAAAGAATATTTTTTCACTCTCGCCATCCGTTCCATTTGGCGACCAAGCAAATCAATTTCTTTATAATCTGAACCGCTCTTTTCTTCTTTCGCAATCAGCAAATTTAATCTTGTCTCAAGTGCTAATTCCACCCGACCGACAGGCGCAATATCGTCCCACTTTTCTCTGTCTTTCCAACTGGCTATCGTTGATGCAGGAATATTTAACTGGCGTGAAATTTCCGCGATTTTATAACCACTGAAATACATCTGCTGTACTTTACGTTTGATTTCCGCCGTCACTTCGGGGGAAGGTTGATTAATAACTTGTTCGTCCATTCCTAATCCTTTCTATTTACAACCGCATAATAGAAAGGGGGCGAATGTTAGTCTTTCCGCTTACTCTGTGAATCGACATACAACAAAAGCAACTCATAGACCACCAAAATTAAACCTTTCAGAATAATGGCAATCTTTGAATCAAACCAACCATCGCAAGGATAACCAATGGCAAAAAAATCTAAATGGGTCATTGTTGCAACTGAAGGGGCAACAACTGACGGCCGCACAATTCAACGCAACTGGATTGAAGAAATGGCCGAAAGTTACGATCCAAAAAACACCTATGGTGCACGTATCAATCTCGACCACATCAAATTCTCTTTATACATGCCAGAACTAGCAAATTCTCATTGCTTTGGTGATGTATTAGCCGTGAAAGCAGAAGAACGCGAAGATGGCAAATTACAACTTTTAGCTCAATTACAGCCAACTGATGCACTTATTGCCTTAAACAAAGAAGGGCAAAAAGTTTACACCTCCGTAGAAATTGACACCAATTTTGCAAATACAGGCAAAGCCTATCTCGTTGGTTTAGCTGTAACGGATAACCCTGCGAGCCTAGGCACAGAAATGTTGAGTTTCTCGCACAATGGCTTAAATGCCCGCAAGTTAAAAGAAGATAATATCTTCTCTGCAGCCATTGAAACAGAATTAGATTTCGAAGGTTGGAATGGAGATGAACATCAATCTGTATTCGCAAAAATCAAAGCATTATTTTCTAAAAAAGAAAAATCAGACGATGAACGCTTTGCTGATCAAACACAAGCCATTGAGCTTCTAGCTGAGCAAACCAAAGAAACCTTGGAAAAATTAACCGCACTTTCTAACGATTTAGCCAAACAAAAAGCCGAAATCGAAGAAATGAAAGCGGGTAATGAAGAAATCCAAGCAACCTTTGCAGAACTCAAAAAGCCGGTTGAATCCGAAAATCCTCGCCCTTTAGTTTACGGTGAACAATCTGAAACTGACGGCCGCTTCTTTTAATTTATCGTAGGAAAAAACCAAATGAATAAATTTACCAAACAAAAATTTAATGCTTACCTTTCTGGTGTTGCAGCAGATAACGGCGAAGATGTGGCATTCGTTGCGAATGGCGGTCAGTTTACCGTTGAGCCAACTATTCAACAAAAATTAGAAAATGCCGTGCTTGAAAGTTCTGATTTCTTGAAACGCATCAATGTCGTCATGGTGCAAGAAATGAAAGGTTCCGCATTACGTTTAGGCGTGCTTTCACCAGTGGCAAGTCGCACCGACACAAACACAAAAGCACGTGAAACCACTGACATTCACAGCTTGCAAGAAAACACCTATTCTTGCGAACAAACCAACTTTGACACACATTTAAATTATGCAACCTTAGACAGTTGGGCAAAATTCCCTGATTTTGCCGCACGTGTGGGCAAACTCAAAGCCGAACGCATTGCATTAGACCGTATCATGATCGGTTGGAATGGCACAAGTGCAGCCGCAACCACAAACCGCACTGAACATCCATTATTGCAAGATGTGAATAAGGGTTGGTTAGTCCAAATCGAAGATAAAGCCAAAGCCCGTGTGTTAAAAGAAATTGAAAAAAGCAGTGGCAAAATCGAAATCGGTGCAGGTAAAACCTATAAAAACCTTGATGCCCTTGTCTTTGCATTAAAAGAAGATTTCATTCCAGCACAATACCGCGACGACACTAAACTGGTTGCAATTATGGGGAGCGACTTATTAGCCGATAAATATTTCCCATTAATCAACCAAGAAAAACCAAGCGAAATTTTAGCAGGCGATACCGTCATTAGCCAAAAACGTGTGGGCGGGTTACAAGCCGTATCTGTGCCATTCTTCCCGAAAGGCACTGTGTTAGTTACATCGCTCGACAATTTGTCAATCTACGTGCAGGAAGGCAAAGTGCGTCGTCACTTAAAAGATGTGCCAGAACGCAATCGTGTGGAAGATTATTTATCGTCAAACGAAGCCTATGTTGTAGAAAACTACGAGGCAGTCGCCATGGCGAAAAATATTACCATTCTTGAGGCACCTACGCCTATTTCGCCTGTGGCAGCATAACGGAATCAATTATGCGCCCAACTAAACGCCATTTTCTAGAAGTTTCTGCCGCTATTGCTAATGCGGCAGAAACCGAAGATCTAAGCGACTTTACGGAATATGACAAAATGTGCCGTATTCTTGCTCGCCATCGAAAGGATTTAAAAAACATCCAATCGACGGAACGCAAAGCCGCATTTAAAAAGCAAATTTTGCCTGACTATCTGCCATGGATTGAAGGGGCGTTATCTGTTGGAAGTGGCAAACAAGATAATGTCTTAATGACATGGTGCGTGTGGGCAATTGACTGTGGCGAATATCATCTTGCCTTACAGATTGCTGATTATGCCGTTTTTCATGATTTACGTTTGCCAGAGCCATTTACCCGAACGCTTGGCACCTTGTTGGCAGAAGAATTTGCCGACCAAGCCAAAACCGCAAGAGCAGCCAATAAACCGTTCGACGAATCTTACTTAGCGCAAATCCAACGCATTACTGCCGATTGCGATATGCCAGATGAAAGCCGTGCGCGATTATTGCGTGAATTGGGCTTGTTATTGGTTGATAAGCACCCTGAACAAGCACTGGCATATTTAGAACGTGCTTTGGGATTAAACCAATCCATCGGTGTAAAAGGTGAGATTAAAAAATTGAGAAAACAGCTTAATTTGATTTTACAAGACGAATAACACGAATGATAAAAAAGAATGATTTTTCTAAATATTGTTATTTTATAGCAACCATCATATTCATTATAGGGTTCATTTCCCATTAATTATTAAAACCGAGCAAACCACGCAGCCGTCGGGCGGATTAAAAGTGCGGTCAAATTCTGACGGATTTATTGGCCGTACTTAATTTAATCCTCACCCGACTTTTTTATAAGGGTAAATCAATGAGCGACGGCACAATATCAGTCAAACTTGCCCCTGATTATGAAATGGGCGAAGTGCAGCAACAGTTAAATGATTACGATACGTCAGATGACATTATCAGTAATGATGGTTTCTTCCCCGATATGTCACTTGCTCAATTTCGTAATCAATACCGTGCAGACGGCACCATTACCACACAACGTTTACAAGATGCCTTGATTGAAGGAATGGCAAGCGTCAATGCGGAACTCTCCACGTTTAAAACACAAAGTAAACACGACGGTTTAGAACAGATCGCTGCCCCCTACATCAATGGCGAAAGCGTCCTGATTTATCGTTATAAACGTGCGGTAAGTTGCTTGGCTCTGGCAAACCTTTATGAACGCTATGCAAGCTATGACAGCACCAATGATGGCGAAAAGAAAATGGCACAACTCAAAGACAGCATTGATGAATTACGTCGTGATGCTCGCTTTGCGATTAGCGACATATTGGGCAGAAAACACGTCGATGCGGAGTTAATCTAATGCAAGTTTACGCACAACAAAATGACAATTTAGATGCCATCCTTTATCGCCATTTTGGACGAAGTGAAGGCTTACTCGAAATAACCTGCGAACTCAATCCGCATTTAATGGATAAGCCCATTATTCCCATTGGTACCCCTGTCATATTGCCAGAAGCTGATACAGAAAAAATCAGTGTTGCAAATGACACAATTCAACTTTGGAGCTGATATGCACGACACACCATCAAGAGCGTCTTACACATCAGGAATATTCTCTTTCTTAATTGGACGCATTGCCAATATGTTCTCAAATGTAAATTGGGCTGATGTCGCATCGATTACAGGTATTGTGATTGCTGTCGCCACCTTTCTTGTGAATTGGTATTACAAGAAAAAAGATTTTGAATTAAAAGAAAAAGAACTCGAACAACGGATCCATCATCATGATTAAACGTTCAGCTAAATACATCTGCGCCATATCCGCCGTTATTGGACTGGTGATTGCCACTCATGGGAATGAAATTCGAACCTCAGAAAAAGGCTTGTTACTGATTGGCAATGCAGAAGGTTGCATGAAAAAGCCCTATCAATGCCCTGCCGATGTTTTAACAGTCGGCATAGGCATAACCGATGCCGTTGAAAAAATTGAGCGCAATAAAATTTACACTTTGCAAGAAATTGCCGAATTATACGTAAAAGGCATTAAACAATCGGAAAAATGCGTTAATCAATATGCCAACGGGCAAACCATGCCACAAGGTGCATTTGATGCCTTAGTTTCCATCACCTTTAACGTAGGATGTGGCAAATTAAAAAATAGCTCACTTTTTAAAATGGCACGCCAAGGCTACAGCAAAGCTATGTGCGGTCAATTCGAACGTTGGATTTACGCAGCAGGAAAACCGCTAAAAGGATTAATTGAACGCCGTCAAAAGGAGAAAAACCTATGTTTAATTTCTTAACCGCCAAAGAACGAGGCATTTTACTTATCGGGCCAATATTGCTTGTACTCCTCATTATTTTCCTGGGATTTGAGGCGAATTATTGGCGAAAAGAAATGCTTAAAGAAGAACAGCTAAAACTGAAATGGCAAAACTCTTACATTGAGTTAAATCATAGCGTGCAACAATTTGCCGAACAGCAAGCACAGCTCATCCAAGCCGTAAATAACCTCAAAGCAAACCAAAATCAACAAACACAGGATTTAAAAAATGTACTTAAATCAAACCAAGATTGGGCTGACCGCCCTTTGCCTGATGATGTTAAACGCGTGCTCAACTCAACAGGAAGTCATTAAATCACCGATTCTTTGTCCGCAAACCACAGAGTGCAGTGCATATTCGCCACAAATTCGCACCAATGGCGAATTAGCCGAAGCCTATTTACAGACACAGCACCACCTTGATTTGTGCATTATCGAGAACTCAAGTTTAAAAAAATGCATGGATGAATTTAATAAAAAGGAACAGCCATGACAGATCAATTCGACCGAGCACAACAGCTCGAAGAAATGCAACGTGAAATCGCCTTGAAAAAACACCGCACTTTTAAAGCAGTAAGTCGCCTTTATTGTGAAGATTGCGATGCACCCATCCCAGAAAAGCGCAGACAAATGATTCAAGGCGTAACACGTTGCGTAGCTTGCCAACAAAGATTTGAAATGCAACAACGGAATTTCAAAAAATGAGAAGAACCACACTTTTCCTTGCTATCACTGCCGCATTGCCTTGTTTAGCAAATACCTACACCGTGCCATTTAGAGATACCGCATTTGGTAGATATTCAAATTATCCTGATGGAAGAATTACAGAAGTTTGCATTCATCAAGTCGGTTATTTGATGACAGACAATGGACATTTGACTGTGGCAGTGGATAAAGATAACCGTCCATTAATTTGCAGAGATACGCAAAATGAAAAAGCCCAACCAACTGCGCAAAATCCTTGAACAAAGTCACCCCGATTTTGTAAAAAATCCCGATCATCTACAACTTTATGTGGACGGTGGGCAAATCGTCGCAACGGGTGCCGCATCATTTAGTTTTGAATATCGTTATACACTCAATGTTGTAGTGACTGATTATGCAGGCGATATTGCCGCCTTGATTGTGCCAATGCTGGCTTATCTACGCACAAATCAACCTGAAATATTCGAAAATCCGCAAATTCGAGAAAATGCCTTTAAATTCCAAGTAGATTACAACAATAACCACACCGCTGACATTAGTTTCGAAATCCAACTCACTGAACGTGTCGTGTCGAAAAAAGACGGGAATAACGTACAGATCCATTACGCAAAAGAACCAGTATGGGACGAACCAACCCGAGTAAAAGTCTATTTGGAAAACTGGGATTCGCCAATTTTTGAGGGGGATATCGTCTAATGGCAACAGTAGAAGAAGTTCAGGCAAAATTGACCGCATTTATTGCCAATCTTTCTCCGCAGGCACGTAGACAACTTGGGCGAAAAATCGGGCAAGCCTTACGAAAAAGCCAATCGAACCGAATTGCACGCCAACAAAATCCCGATGGTTCTGCCTTTGAACCGAGAAAACCACGTAAAGAATTTAGAAAAAAGAAAGGGCGAATCAAACGCAAAGCCATGTTCGCCAAACTTCGCACCGCTCGACATTTAAAAGTGCGGTCAAATGGTAACGAAGTTTCAGTGGGTTTTAATGGTGGAGATGCTGCGATTGCTGCAGTACATCAATACGGTTTAAGCTCCAGCCCATCTAAATATAAAGATTTCAAGGTGTTATATGCCCAGCGTGAATTACTGGGCTTTACAGAAGAAGATATTGAAATGATTGAAGATTTAATTATTGAGAAATTAAGTCTTTAGATTTGAGGTGTTTGCGAATGATGTGTATCCAATAGGCATAAACAGCTAATGCAGCCATACCGAGAAAAAAATTAACTTCGACAAGCCACAATACTGAGCCAATCATCAACATATAAATGAAAATAGCTGGAGCAGCAATGATCAGAGAAACAAACCAAGGCACTGCAATTACACCAAAACCAATTGCAAGCCCAAGTAAGCCAACAGACAGAATAAATAATGAAAGTATTGCAATCATATTTCCCCCTTTGCTTACTCGATTATTGAGCTAAATAATTAATCTTGTCAATAGTAAAGTGAATAAAAATGAATAATTTACAACTTACCGTCTTATTAAATGCCATTGATAAAATGTCTGCTCCAGCTCGCAGTGCATCTAAAAGCGTTCATGAGCTATCGGCAAAACTAAAAGAAAGCAAATCGATTCAGCGGCAACTAAATCAGCAAAATAAACAGCATCAAGCTGCAATGAAACAATATGCTTCTACTATCAACCCATTGAAATCAAAATTAGATTCACTAAATCAAGAATTAGAGCAAGCCAAACAAAAAGCAGCGTCTTATGCTCAATATATGAAGAATGCTCAACATCCTACTGCAGGACTTCAAAAGGAAGTAGAGAAAGCGAAAAGTGCGGTAAAAAAACTCAAGCAAGAACAAATTGATGCAGCAAATAAATTACAGCAAGCACGCCAAGAATTAGCAAAATCAGGCATTTCTGCAGAAAAACTCGCGCAAAAGCAAAGAGAACTGCAGAAAAATACCAAAAGTGCAACGGATCAAATTAAAAATCAAGAAGCCGCATTGAAAAAACTCAACGCTAAGCAGGCTGCTTATAATCAATATCGTGGGCAAGTTGAAACTCTCAAAAGTATTAGTGGAAAAGCACAAATTATTGGTGCCCAAGCCTCTGCTGCGGGTACAACGATCACTGCACCAATTGTCAATTCCATTCGAGATTTTATGTCGTTTGAAGATGTTATGGCGGGGGTTGCTCGCCAAGTTCCAGGGCTAAAAGACAAATTTGGACAATTTACCCCTAAATACGATGAATGGAAAAACAAGATTAAACAGCTTTCAACTGAATTACCTCTTACCACAAATCAAATTGGTGACATGGTTACTGCTGCAGCGAGAATGGATATTCAGGAAAATGAATTGGAAGATTTTATTCGCTTAAATACCCAAATGGCAACAGCATTTGATGCAGAAAACCCCGATGAATTAGTAGAGTTATTTGGTAAAGTACAGAAAAACTTTAAATTAACCACCAAAGATGCCAAAGAGCTAGCCGATACTATTAACTATTTAGATGATAATGCCATTTCAAAGGGGACAGATATTATTAATTTCCTAAATAACACATCAGGAATTGGTAATTTAGTCAAAATTAGTGAAAAGAATCTTGCTGCACTAGGTTCAACTTTATTAACGGCAGGAAACGAAGCCAGTACATCAGCCAAAGCAATCGAAAGTACGTTCAACCGTCTAAGTAAAGCCACTAGAATGAAACCCGTTAATAACGGACTAAAAGCGTTAGGTTTAGATCCAAAAGCGATTCAAAAAGCAATGGTAAAAGATGCTCAAGGTACGTTAATGATGATTGTTGAAAAAATAAAAAAATTGCCTAAACATTTACGGGCTGGCGTAATTAGCGATATTGCAGGCGGAAATTATAATACCCAATTAGCAGGGCTTGTTGCCAATACCGAAGAATGGCGCAGACAAATTGAACTGGCAAATAGTGAAGAAGCTAAAAATAGTATGGCTAGGGAATTCCAAACCCGAATGACTACTTTATCAGCAAAATGGCAATTATTTAAAAATCGTTTATTCAATGTAAATAGTTCTGTAGGAGCCAGTTTAAAAGATACGATGACTAGCTTAATGGACGGAGTTGGCTATTTGCTTGATAAAATCCAGACGTGGATTGATAAACATCCTAAATTAACCTCTACTATAGCAAAAACTGCAGCTGTAATCGGGGGAAGTTTAAGTCTATTAGGTGCATTAAGCCTTGCTTTAAGTTTTATACTCTATCCAGCTGCACGGCTATTTTTAGGCTTATCCAAACTAAATGTAATTCTTCCTAAATTTTCAGGACATTTATCATCTACAGGGCGGCTAATATTAAGAGGATTACTTTCCCCGCTAAAATTAATTGCACTGGCTATCAGTCCACTAGGGATAGCTTTATTGACCCTTGCTACATTAATTTATAAATACTGGCAACCTATTAAAGCCTTTTTCAGCGGTTTTTGGGAGGGCTTAAAATCAGGTCTCGCCCCCGTCCTTGAAAAATTCCAACCGCTTGGCACTGCATTTGGTGTGGTCGTTGGCTGGATTGAAAAAGCGGTAAAATGGTTTACTGATTTATTGTCTCCAGTACAAAGTACTAAAGAAGATTTAGAAGCTGCAGCCAGTGCAGGGAAAAAATTCGGAAATGGAATGGCGAAAGCGATTGAGTTTATTCTGACGCCATTAACACGATTAATGGATGGTATTAAATGGATTTCTGAAAATATGCCAAGTTGGGAGGGAATTAAAAATAGTGTATCTAGTGCATGGGAAAGCACAAAAAACACTTCGAGCAACGCTTGGCAATCAACAAAAGAAACGGTAGGAAGTGCTTGGGAATCATTTAAAGATTTCACTGGCTTTGGTTCAAACGGCAAAAAATTACCAAGTCAAAATTGGTCTGGCGGTTACACTGGCAATGGCGGCAAATATCAACCAATGGGCATTGTTCACGGTGGCGAATATGTGATGACCAAAGAAGCCACATCACGCCTTGGCGTCAATACACTCAACGCCCTTAATTACGGCAAACAAGCACTTATTGCGGGCGGTTTAGGTATCAGCGTTGCAACTGCCGCCCCTGTGCAAGTTGATACTCGTGCGCCCATTTCTGCTCGTCCAATGATTGCACAAACCAGCCAACCAATGAGCGTAAATATTACTGTCAATGCTGCACAAGGCATGGACGAACGAGCCATTGCACAGCAAGTGGCAAAAGAAATACAACGCATCGAAAACCAACGCCAAGCAAGGGCTAGAAGTTCAATGTGGGACAGAGCATAATAAAAGGGCGAAAGCCCTTTTTTGTTGTTTATTGTAAATAGAAGTGCTAGGATCGGCGAAAAATAGGAGGGTATCAATGAACAACAATGCACCTTTTATTCGTGAAATTATTGACCGCACGTCGCCAATAAAAGGCGAACGTGTGAAGGGTGACAATGCCAAAGATATTAAGGCAAATGTTCAAACCATTTTAAAAGCGCAACTTAGAGCCACACAATTAAATGCTAGAACGCAAACATATTCAATTAGGTAATAAAAAATAAAAGGGCGAAAGCCCTTTTTTGTTACCTATTATTCCACACTCTCCCCCACTCGCCACACCACACAATATTGCCAACAATAAGGCATTTTCTTTAACTGTGAATGCCTATGTCTGCTGAATTACAACGAAAACTAGACAACATTATCCGCTTTGGGGTGATCGCTGAAGTGAATCACGCTACCGCTCGTGCTCGTGTAAAGAGCGGTGACATTCTGACAGAATTTTTACCATTCATCACACTTCGTGCGGGTACAACTAAAACATGGTCGCCGCCGACGGTGGGCGAACAATGTGTGATGTTATCGGTTAGTGGCGAATTTACCACTGCCTGCATATTAGTTGGGCTTTACACTCAAAACAGCCCTAGCCATTCAGCCGACGAACACGTTATTGAATTTGCTGACGGTGCCAAAATTACCTATAACCAATCAAGTGGCGCATTAGTTGTGACAGGCATCAAAACCGCCAGTATTACTGTCGCTAATCAAATTGATATTGACTGCCCTACTATCAATATCAAAGGCAATGTGAATATTGACGGCTCTTTATCAACCACAGGCACAAGCACCACAAAAGGCAATATCAGCACACAAGGCAGTGTGACCGCAAGCGGTGATATTAAAGGTGGCTCAATTAGTTTACAAAACCACGTTCACGTTGAACAAGGCGATGGCCAACGAACCTCTAACGCGAAGGCATAGCATGAATCGATACACTGGCGAAACATTAAAAAACGAAAGCGACCACATTAAACAATCCATTGCCGATATTTTGCTAACGCCAGTTGGTTCACGTATTCAGCGGCGTGAATATGGCAGTTTAATTCCTCTGCTAATTGACCGCCCGATTAGCCACACATTGTTATTACAACTGGCGGCGTGTGCTGTTACAGCGATTAATCGTTGGGAACCACGCGTACAGATCACACAATTTAAACCAGAGTTGGTTGAAGGTGGCATTGTGGCAAGTTATGTCGCACGCAGTCGCAAAGATAACCAAGAAATGCGCAACGAAAAACTATTTTTAGGACATAAACAATGAGCGAATTAGTCGATTTATCAAAACTAGATGCACCGAAAGTGCTAGAAGATTTAGATTTTGAAAGTTTGCTCGCAGACAGAAAAGCGGAATTTATCGCACTTTTCCCACAAGATGAAAGAGCATTTTGGCAAGCACGATTAAGTTTAGAAAGTGAGCCTATCACAAAATTATTACAAGAAGTGGTTTATCTACAGCTGATGGAAAGAAACCGCATCAACAATGCGGCAAAAGCCACAATGTTAGCCTATGCAAGCGATTCAGATTTAGATGTGATTGCAGCCAATTACAATGTAAAAAGACAAGTCATTCAAGAGGCGAATAATAATGTTACGCCTAAAATCCCCGAAATTTTAGAAGATGACACCTCATTAAGATTGCGTACGCAATTAGCCTTTGAGGGGCTTTCTGTGGCGGGTCCTCGTTCTGCTTATATCTTCCACGCACTTTCTGCACACCCTGATGTTGCAGATGTGTCGGTGGTTTCCCCTCAGCCCGCTAATGTTACCGTGACAATTTTAAGTCGCAATGGACAAGGCGAGGCAGAGGAAAGTCTTTTAAATGTGGTTCGGGCAAAACTTAACGATGATGACATCCGCCCTATTGGCGACCGCGTTATTGTCCAAAGTGCGGTGATCCAATCCTACGAAATCCGCGCCAAATTACATCTTTATCGTGGCCCTGAATATGAGCCAATCAAAGCTGCAGCTCTAAAAAAATTGACGGCTTACACCGAAGAAAAACACCGTTTAGGGCGAGATATTAGTCTATCGGGTATTTATGCCGCATTACACTTAGAAGGGGTGCAGCGGGTAGAGCTTATCTCGCCTACCGCCGACATTGTGCTACCAAGCTCAAAATCAGCCTACTGCACGGCAATTAATTTGGAGATCGTGATAAGTGATGATTACTAATTATTTACTGCCGATAGGCTCAACCCCATTAGAAAAACGTGCGGCAGAAATTCTAAAAAGTGCGGTAGCAAATCCCATTGTTATTGCAGATTTAATCAACCCTGAACGCTGCCCTGCTAATTTACTGCCTTATTTAGCTTGGGCGTTTTCGGTGGATAAATGGGACGAAAACTGGACGGAAGAAGTTAAACGCATTGCGATTAAACAATCTTATTTTGTACACAAACACAAAGGCACAATTGGCGCAGTAAAACGTGTGGTTGAGCCAATAGGCTATCTTATTGAACTGAAAGAATGGTTTCAAACCAACCCACAAGGCACGCCAGGAACATTTAGCTTAACCGTGGAAGTGTCTGAAAGTGGTTTAAATGAACAAACCTATAACGAACTTGTGCGGCTTATTAACGATGTTAAACCCGTCTCAAGACATCTCAATCAGCTCGCTATCGCCCTCTCCCCAACAGGGACACTTAGTGTCTTTGTTGGTCAGCAGTGGGGAGAAATCATCACGGTATATCCACAATAGGAATATTTATGGCATCACAATATTTTGCAATCTTAACCGACTACGGAACACGGGCTTTTGCTCAGGCATTAAGCCAAGGGCAGTCATTACAACTTACTCAATTTGCTGTGGGCGATGGCAATGGACAAGCGGTTACACCAACAGCAAGTGCCACAGCACTTGTGCATCAAACACACATCGCACCTGTAAGTGCAGTTTCTCTGGATCCTCGCAATAATAAACAAGTCATCGTTGAATTAACCATTCCTGAAAATATCGGTGGTTTTTACATCCGAGAAATGGGCGTATTTGACGCACAAAACAAACTCATTGCCTACGCAAACTGCCCTGAAAGTTTTAAACCAACAGAAAGTAGTGGCAGTGGTAAAGTCCAAGTACTACGAATGATTTTAAAAGTAGAATCCTCTAGTGCAGTGACATTATCCATCGATCACAGTGTGATTTTTGTGACTCGCCAACAAATGGCACCGAAAGCCATTACTGCCACAACGCAAAATGGATTTGATGAAAGCGGTCACACTCACGAAATTGCTAAAGCAACCTTGCAACAACAAGGCATAGTCCAACTCACCAACGACACAGGCCTTGAAAGTGAATCTCTTGCACTCACTGCGAAAGCGGGGAAAAAACTTGCTCAACAAACTGCACAATTACAGTTAAATGTCTCGCAAAATTACATCCAAAACAGCAAAAAATCCTCTGCCGTAGATAGCAATAGTGCAGACACAGTTGCAACCAGTGCAGCGGTTAAAACGGCTTATGACCTCGCAAATAGCAAACAATCTCCCGCCACAACCTTAGCGGGCTATGGCATTGGAAATTTTAAAGTTGAACCTTTTGTTGGCGATATTAACACCCTTAAAACCGATGGTATTTATGCGATTACACAAGCAAGCCGTTCACAAAATCTACCTGTAGCTGGCAATAGTTGTCACATCCAAGTTATTGCAGGCGGTGATGGTCATTGGTGTCGTCAAATTGCCTATATTGCTTATAGTACAGATATGTATGAGCGACATCAAACAAGTTATCAGACAGACAGTTGGTCGGCTTGGAAAAAACTCAATACCGATGGCATTCCTATTGGTGCGGTGGTGTCATTTCCGCGCGCGGTAACCAATCCAGTTGGCTTTTTAAAAGCCAATGGTACGACATTTAACCAACAAACCTTTCCTGATTTGTATCGTGTGTTAGGCAACAGCAACAAACTCCCTGACTTAACCCGTAGCGATGTGGGGATGACCGCTTATTTTGCCGTGGATAATATTCCTGCTGGTTGGATTGCCTTTGATGAGATTGCCACACAAGTTACCGAGCAACGTTACCCTGAGTTATATCGTCACTTAGTCGGCAAATATGGCTCTATTGCTCGTGTGCCTAAAGTAGCAGATAGATTTTTGCGTAATGTGGGTGATGGGCTATCGGTAGGACAAACACAAGAAGACGAGTTAAAACGACATGTACATAGAGTACCGATAGACTACGATTCTTGGTTCGACGACTCAAGTCAAGGAAGAAATAATTCGTATTTTGACTATACAACA